CAAACCAAAAAGACTGGTACAGTATCAGCAACCCGAAAGGGTGGACTCGGTAAATCAGCAGGTAAACCTGTTAAAAGATTTGCAGCAGGAACAATGAAACCTGGTAGATCTTCACCAGAAGGTGATAGCAAAATTAAAGGTAAAACCTTTACTTACGAAAAATGATACAGTTCAATCTAGATGCAGAAGCACCTGATAATGTATTAGGAGAAAACCCTCCTTATGATGATTGGTTCCACAACCCCCTTGATGATATGCCTATTGCAACTGACAACCCAAGACCTGAGGAAGAGATTGCCGATGTTTATGCATCAAGGCATGAATCCACTCCTGACTTTGAAAAGGATGCAGAAGAAATTGTAACCATGCACGAGAAAGCATATAGGTTAGCAAGATCTAAGTACAATCCATTTGCCATAGGTGGATCAGAAAGTATTCACGATTTTGAAGGAGGTTCTGAAAATGGTCAAAAATTATGATGATTCAAATTGGAGAGAAGAATCCATACCTTACTATACAGGTCAAAGGGTAGAATTATTGCTGAATGGTCCTAAGAGTCTTTCTCAGTCATGGATAATGGGAGCAATGTATAATGAATGGAAAAGGAGAAATGGTTACAAAGATCCTGAACCACCTGATTGTTCTTCTTCTATGCAGGAGTGGGAGCAAAGTGTAAAAAAATATGCAGATAAGTGAAAAATTTAATATAATAATAGAAAAACATCATTATTATGAATTGTTAAATAAGAAGTTATTAAAAGATGCAGAGACTGCTGATTATAGTGGATGGTCTCAATCAGACTGTGACACTGCATTGTTTTCTTCAGCTACCACTACTTCTAAGAATATTGATTTAATAAATTCTTGGGTTAAACTTTTAATTTGTAAAAATTATCCCTTTTTGGGTGATGTAAATTATATGGGAGAAAGTGGTTTTACTATGCAGACATGGTTTGTTAAGTATAGGGAGGGTGACGAGACTAAATCCCATCACCATATTCCAAGTTTTTGTAGTTGGGTTTATTTTCTCAGATGTCCTAAAGGATCTCCTCCGTTAGTTTTTACTCAGAGCCGTAAGAAAGTTAAATCTGAGGAAGGTAAAGTTGTAATATTTCCTTCTTGGTTAAGGCATCATGTACCACCTAATAAATGTGACGGAAGAGTTGTGTTAGTGGGGAATGTCTTTAATTATAAAAAGGACCGATAAATAAACTGTCCACTAGGGGTTGAGTAGACCCCTTTTTGATGTATTATAGGTATATCGAAAACAAATTACATCATGACCTTTGAAGTTAAAATGACAAAAGACGAAATCATTGATGGTTTGAGAAGTACATATGGTAAAGAGTTCACTGCTGCTGATGTTCGTGGATTCTGTGCTGCTAATGACATTGCTTATCAAACAGTCACTAAAAAACTTAAAGAGTTTACAGTAGGTCGTGGTAAATGGAATCTAGAAGTTACCACAAAGGCAGTGGAGAATATTGAAAAGTCTTTCAGTGCTCCTGCTGTTGAACCTATTGTTTCCCAAAACTTAGTTCCTACTACCGATGACACGTTTGTCAAGTTTGGTCCCTTTGCTGACCTTAAAAAAATTCTACAAAGTAAGTTATTTTATCCTACTTTTATTACTGGTCTTTCTGGGAATGGTAAAACATTCGGGGTAGAACAGGCATGTGCTCAACTAAATAGAGAATTAATTAGGGTAAATATTACAATTGAAACCGACGAAGATGATCTTATTGGTGGCTTTCGTCTTATTGATGGGAATACTGTTTGGCATAATGGACCCGTCACCGAAGCTTTGGAGAGGGGAGCTGTCCTCCTTTTAGATGAAATTGATTTAGCATCTAATAAAATTCTATGCTTACAACCAATCCTTGAAGGTAATGGTATCTTCTTGAAGAAGATTGGTAAGTTTGTGCAACCAAAAGCAGGATTCAATGTAGTTGCTACTGCAAACACAAAGGGTAAAGGATCCGACGACGGTAGATTCATTGGTACTAATGTACTTAATGAAGCATTCCTTGAAAGATTTCCTGTAACCTTTGAGCAAGAGTATCCACCAGTATCAGTAGAGAAGAAAATTCTTGGAGGAATTGCTGCCAAGTTGGGTGTAACAGATACAGAGTTTATCAAGAGACTTGTAGATTGGGGTGACATCATCCGTAAAACATTCTATGATGGTGGTATAGAAGAGATCATCAGTACTCGCCGTTTGGTTCACATTGTTCGTGCTTTTAGTATTTTTAATAATAAGGCAAAAGCAATTCAAGTTTGTGTAAACAGATTTGATGATGAGACTAAGCAAGCATTCTTAGAACTGTATGATAAAGTTGATGCAGACTTCGAGTTGCCAAATGAGGAGAGTTGAGGTATGATTAATGCATGGAGCTTACTTTATGAGGAACTTAATGGTACTATGGACAAGACCTATCCAATTGAAAACAACGAATTGAATAACGAAAATATAAACATTACAACTGAAACTGGGGACACTGTTTATAATGTCCCCGATGATGTGGAGATTGATGAGGACATACCCGAAGTAGTGACTGTTGGATCGGGTGTTAAGGGTGGAACAGATGAAGATGTCCTTAATATAACAGGTGGTGATACTCTCAATTTTGATGATTATCCAAGTGCATTTACGGCATTTGCTGATAATGATGATTCAATTGCTCATCATATTGATTTGGGAATAGGAAGTACTGCATCTTATGAGAGTCTTAATCTAGATTTCTCTTCTTGTTATGGTGATGATACAATCAGTTTTGATGCACCAACACCTGGTATAGAAAAAGATTGTACTAGAAAATATAAAGAAGATGAGTCAATCGAAGCTCTTAAAAATTATATTTCTACCACTTATGGTGGACACTATACTTCTGACAATAATAATGTCCAGACACTTGACCTTATAGAATCGGTAGGAGATGCAGAATCTTTTTGCCGTTCTAATGCAATTAAGTATCTAAGTCGTTACGATAAGAAGGGACAAGCAAAACGTGATATACTAAAAGCACTACACTATTCACTCCTACTATACCATTTCAGTGGGCAACTCAATGAAACTCCGACCCGTGGTTATGAAACTTTCTGATTCAACTCTTTCTTTACTTAAAAACTTTTCGACTATTAATCAGTCAATTTTGTTTAAGCAAGGTAGTAAACTTCGCACTATTAGTGTCATGAAGAATATTCTTGCAGAAGCAACTATTGGAGAGGAATTTCCTAAGGATTTTGGTATCTATGATCTTAATCAATATCTAAATGGTTTAGGTCTTTACACTAGTCCAGAACTTGATTTTGTTAACGATGGTTACGTTGTAATCAAAGAAGGAAGATCTCGCTCTAAATATTTCTTTGCTGATCCTAGTGTAATAATTACACCACCAGAGAAGTCAATTGATCTCCCTAGTGAGGATGTTACTTTTGATTTGAGTACAGACCAATTAGACAAGTTACTTAAAGCAGCAGCAATCTATCAACTTCCTGATCTAGCTGTTGTTGGTAAGGATGGTGTGGTTAAAGTTGTTGTAAGAGATAAAAAGAATGACACCTCAAATGATTTTGCTATCACTGTGGGTGAAACAGATGCAACGTTCTCCTTTAATTTTAAGGTAGAAAATATTAAGATTCTACCTGGTACTTATAGTGTAGTTGTGTCTCAAAAACTTCTTTCACGTTTTACTAATAAGAATCAAGATCTTGTATACTACATTGCACTCGAACCAGATTCTACTTTTGAATAATGGCTAAATCTCATAATTACAAGAACCCTTCCAAGACACAAGATCTTGGACATGTAGAGGCACAAGTCACTAAGGGTAAAAAGTATTATGATAAAGATGGGTGGGAAATCTCTCCACCCATAAGTGATAGAGAATGTATCTATCGTTGTTTAGAAAATTGTCAAAACCTTGCTGGACTTGATAGAAAACAAGTCAGTAGATTGATGGATGATTTTAAAACTAAAAAAACTAAATTTGTACGCAACGAAGAGTATCCTGTATTATGAGCAAAGAAATTCCTACTAAGGAGTATATGCAAGACGGATGGGATTCTGGTCCTATTGGTTGTCATCCCTATAAACGTGGGAGTAGGCATAATAAAATTGGAATGTGGATTATGTATATTTTCTACGGTATTGTTCTTATACAAGTGCTTCATGCAATGACAGTCATACCATTTTTTCCAATTACTTTTTCAATATTATTAGGATTAGGATTTATTTGCTACGTTGCTTGGAGGGCAAGTTAAAATGGAACTAACAGACTTAAATGTTAATAATGTTTTGAATGAGATCCGTCCTTACATCGAAGCAGATGGAGGATACTTAGAATTTGTATCAATAGATTATCTAGAAGAAGGTCCAGTTGTATTTGTTAAACTTTTAGGTGCATGTGAGTCATGTGCTATGAGTTCCTTGACTCTTAAACAAGGTATAGAAACCCACTTGCAAGCACAGTGGCCAGAAATCTCACAGGTAATTTCAATATGATTTTAACACAAAAAGTAATTGACGAAATCCAAGTTGCGATGCGACACACCAAAAAGAATGGTGATATTAATTGGCAAAATGGTGATGAGATTGAGGTTCAACTTGCTGGCACGTTTGCAGGAGACAAGTTTATAGTTATTAAGAACAAATCTAAGGATCCTGTTGTGCCTACTCCACCACATCCTGATTTTGATTATGAGAAAAAAGAGTGGAAAGGTGGATCCAATTCATTAGGAAGATCGGCAGGACATAACCTATGAGATTTAAAGCAACAGTTTATGTAAAATTAAGAGGATCTGTATCAGATGCTGCTGGTAATGCTGTTATGAATAACACTAAGAGAGTTGCCCCTAATCTTAAACCACATTTATTAAGGATTGGTAAGTGTATTGATTTTTGGTTTGATGCAAAAGATTATGAAACAGCAGAGAAGGAGTTATATACTCTTAGTGATTTACTCTTATCAAATACTGTAATAGAAGATTGGAGTTATGAACTTTGTGAAACAGAAGAGACTGGTATAGGAGATATATCAAATGATAATGCAGGTACATCAAAGCATCATTTGTTTGGAGAATGAAAAGAGCATGGAGGATTTGGAAGTATGCACTGGGTAGTTTCGATGATGAAAAGACTAGACGATACGACAACTACATTGTTCTGGTACGTTCTATTATTTTCTTTTCTTATCTCATTACCAACTGTGTTATTGTTGCAGGGGTAATCCGTCACTGGAATTCATTATGAAACACATTCTATTTGATTTTAAAAAATGTTCATCTGACATTTTAGATAATGAACTTTATATAAAATTTAGTTTAGAAGGAGCAGCAGAAGTAGCAGGATGTAAAATCCTTAAAGTAGAAACTCATAAGTTTGAACCGCAAGGTGTGACTGGATATGCTTTATTAGCAGAAAGTCATATGAGTATTCATACT